AAACACTCCACCTTGCTATCTTTAATAGTTGCTAAATAATAGTAAACGTTTTTGTCTGATTGCATATTCTTGGTAATTCTTACTTTTTTAGCAACGCAACCTACGAATAATTTACTTACGTTTTGGAGAATCTTATCTTGATTGTTGTCAGATATATATCCAGCAAAATATCCTTGCGCAGTTATAGTTAAAGTGTTTACTATGGTATCATTAAATGAATTTGATATATCGCATTGTCCCATAGAAAATAAATCTAAGTCTAAATGTGGAGCATTCATACCCTCAAAGCAGCTTATTCCCGTATTTGTTAAATAAAAACTACTAAAGCAAACCTTTGCAAGTTCTAACTTCTCGTTAAAATCTGGGTCTGTTTCATTTGCACCGTTCATATACCCACCCTGAAAGATTGTCGTCAAACTACCTATATCGGTTATATTCTTTAAAAAGTAGTCCAAAATCAAAGGATATGACGCATCACCGCTTGTGTCTAACCCTGCCGCCCACGCTGCTGCTTTCTTCTGTAGGTCGGTGTAGTGGTCGGTTTCTTTCTCAACTATCTTTTCTACCACTTTCTCCACCACACGTGGCTCGGGTAATTGCAATTGCAGCGCATCGCCATTGTCATCCACTAACTCTATGTTGGTTGTGGTGGTTAGGTTCTCTTGTCTGATACCATCTTCGGTGTAGTCGGCATCGGGGTGATTTATGACGGCTGACACAATCAACCTACCTTTGGCAAGTCCGTGATTGTCGAAGAACATTATCAGCCGTTCTCCATCTCGCTTGCAATGGCTATACACGCCTGCTTTGCGTTCTGCTTTGTAGACAGTGAAGCCTCCCTCTGTCTTTGCCGTTAATGTAAAATCGGCATCGGGAAAGTTCTCTGCTACGCCATTTCTAACTACTTTCACTTCGAGAGGAAAGTCGCTCTTGTAATTGATACGAACAACACCGTCTTGGTGTTCTCCGCCTTGTCCTAATAATATTTCCATTGTGTTTGTGTGTTAAAATGGCTGTGCCTATTCTCTCGAACCAACAACAGCCTGAAATAAAACAATAAATAAATTAACTAAAAACTAATTATACAAAACAATAAAATTATGAAAGTAAAAACCCTAAGATAGTGCCTACAATACCGCCTGTTAGCCACGACACGATGCGTGTCCACTGCCAACGTGCATTCTCTTTAATGAGTAGGCGAAACGCTTCTGCCATTAGGCTGACAACGCTTACTACTACTAAAGAATATACGCATACATTTACCGCTGGTGCGTCTGCTTTTGCAGAACTAATCGTTATGAAGAACGATATAAGTAAGCCTACTAAGGCTAATAAGATGTTACTACTGCTGAATGTTTTCATTTTTATTTTCTTCTTTTTTTTATTATGAAACTATAAAATATCTGCTTTGTCGCTATCTGCCTTTCCGTTGGTGCTTTTTAGATACTCGTTTAGGAAAGGTATCTTTTCCACTACTTTAAGCGTTAGAACATAATAGAGAAAGCCTGCAACTTTCCACATTATGGTGCCTTGTACCATCATAAGTTTCCAATTACGCACTATGTTGGTTCCGTAAAACCAAATTGCCACCCAACATAACAGCTTAGCTACTCCTCGTGCCTCTTCCTTTGAACCCATAAGGTTACCTGTGGCAAATACGCACAGTATTATAAATACAAATACAGCGCAATGCACGAAGAATACAAAGGCTTTCTTATGCTCCCATTCTTCCCCGTTAAGCTGCCCAGCTATAACACCGAATACGAAATTAACAAGGAAGACAATTGACATAGCATACATTATGTCTCTAATAGGGAAAAAGAATGTCAATAAGCCCCCTAATACTGAACAAATTATATATTTGAATTGCTCTAAATAATTCATACTTCCTCCTTTCTTGTTTGATAGTATAGTATATTAAATAACAGCATCTATCTCGCTTTCAGTGATACGTGTAAAATTGTTTACCTCGTTCTTTACGCTGTTAGCAAGGTTTTTAGCATCTGTACCCTCCTGCTTTGCTGCATCAATTAGCTTTTGTGTTTCCTCTCCACAATATGGCTTCCACGCTGTCCACGTATTCTTTGCGCCTAATGGGTTACCATCTTTTAATATATAGTGGCGAATATAGCGTTGTGCGCCTTGTGCTTCTTTAAAGCGAAAGCTTTTAGTGCCGTCTAATATGCATCGTGTTTCTGCTATCTGCGTGATAGCAAGTGTAGCGTTGTCTGTGAACTGCTCTAATGTTCCAACCGTATACGTCTTGTTGTCTCCGTTTGTATAGGTAAGTGTGTAGCGAATAACAGCTTGCATACCTGTGAGATTCTTAACGGCTTCTAAGCCTGTGCCTGGTGAATGGTCTAAATCCTCAATATCAAGAGTTGGAAGCATTCTGTAGTCATTCTTATACAACTTGTTTAAGGCTGCATTAAGAGTGTCGCTTTCGTTAAGCTCGTTAAATACGTTATCTGTATCAAGCGATGGGATATAGCCAGTGAGTGCTGTTACTACATTTGTGCCGTGGTTTTCAGGAGTAAACTTGCTTGGCTTGTTCTTCACTTTCGCCCAATCGACACTTTCGGCAACCTCTGCAACAGAAGCCGTGCCTGCCACGTAAGGCTCGTAGCCTGCTTCGCTGTTGAGCTTGGTATCGTCCTTTACGAAGTACATCTTGCCGTTTAATGTTACTTTCACGGTGTCGCCATTCTGCACTTGGTCTGCTGTAAGTGCGAAACGTGCTACATCGTTGGCTACAACCATACAACGTTCCATTGCTGCACGTGGAATGTTGGCAAGTGGAATTTGTGTTGTTCCCCACTGAATGCCTGATGCTGCCACTCGTTCGGCTACTTCTGCGTGTCCCGCTCGAATAGAACCTGCTTTAATTTTATCAGCATCAACAGCTCCTGCTTTAAGTTTGTTAGTATCAATCGCACCTGCTTGGATTTTGTCACCACTGATACTATTACCTGCAATCTTATCACCAGTAATAGCCCCTGCTACTACTTTATCACTTGTCACAGAGCCAGTTTTAATCTTATCGGCTGTTACTGCATCAGTTGCAATTTGAGTAGCTGTCACAGAGCCTGCCTTGATTTTATCTGATGTTACTGCATTAGCTGCAATCTTATCGCCAGTGATGGCATTGGCTACTAGCTTACCAGTAGTAATAGTATCATCTGCAATCTTAGTACCAACAATAGCTTTATCACCAATATGTTTAGCAACGATTACACCATTATCAAATACTGTTTGACCAGTAATATGAATGTATTTACCAGAAATACTAACTGTATCTGGTGCTAGGTTAATACGAGATACAATTTCTTGACCAGTAAGTTTATCGACGCCTGCTTTAACTTTAACTTCAATACTATTTGCTACTTGCGTAATGCTAGTTTGTAAATTATTAAAGTTATTCGATACAGTAGAATTAATAGCGTTAGCCGTAGCAGTCAATCTGCTTTCAGCAGTATCTTTAGCATCTTTAACCTTGGCATCAATAATACCATTCATCGAAGTTAGCGATGTTTGTAATCCACCAATCTTCTTATCAATCTCTTTACGAGCATTATTGATATCAGTAATACCTTGATTAATAGCGTTAATACCTAACTTTTCTTTGTTAAGCATTTCAATTGGTATTTCTTCGATAGTACTAATAGTTACTGGGTCAGACATTTCGCCATTACCAAAAATATCAGTGTAACAAACCTTAACAGTGTAAGTGCCAGTAGAACAGAGGTAATTAAGACTGTTGTCCACCACAAAGTTTTCTTCATTATTAACATAGACAATAGCTCCTGTACAATCTTCTGGAATACTAGCAAAGGTAATATTAAGACCTTCAATTACTGGCTTAACGGTAAATTGTGTTGGTTTGGCTGGTACCGCTTTACTATAATTTACTTTAGCAGGTACTGAATAGGAATTACCAACACCTTTGTTATAGATATAACCAGTTCCAACACGTGCATATGGTTTAGCAGTTGAATGCCAATCGGTAGTCAAATCTAATCGGTTATGTTCTTCGCCAACATGTTCATCTAAACGTAATTCAGTCCATTGGTAATCGTTCTGTGGTTTCTGTTTCCAAGACCAGTAGGCACCACGCTTATCAAATATTACTGTTGCTTCATATGGAGCATCAGGTACATGAGTTTGTTCTGATACATAGTAGTAAGTAACAGGTGCTCTAGCTTTCTCAGAAAGGGCATTGCGAATATCTCTACCACGAATTACGAATTCATACTTTTTACCAATCTCTACGTTTGGTATTGTAAAGATATTTGTTTTGCCTGTATCGTAGTGTTGATGTATCTGCTTATCAGCAAATTGGTCTACTGTATCGTGGAAATCACCAACTTTAACATCTATACTTACGCCTGCATATTGTTTAATAGGGGTGCTATCCCATTTAAGAATGAGAGATACACTACCATTAACTGAGCGTTCGTCTATGGTAATATTACGGACTTGTTCAGATATAGTATCAGGGTTGTCAGCAATACCATTCCAAATCTTTGTAGCTTCATTGATTTGGTCTTCTAAAGAAGCCTTAATATCATTTAAGTACCCTTTAAGCAAGGAGATAAATTTACGACCATCACCATTTATCGTAGATGGTAGGTTATTCTGTTTGTCCATTTATCCTCCTATAAATAATTAATAATAGCCTCCACAAAGTCTTGTTCTACCGTCATATCGAATTCATGATTACTCATTGCGAATACGATAGTCAATTGAGCAAGAATGTTAGAGAATGCTTCGTTTGTCCACGGCAATTCATCATTAACCGTAGATACAAATTGAGGGCGTCTATAATATCTTACAGTATATGGTAATTCACCATAGCATTCGATTGTTTTGCCATTATTTTTTAACAGTAATGGTGCTTGGTTAGTTGCTTTATACCAATCTGCTGGCGTAGGTGTTTCCTTTTGGGTAAAGGTCATATCGCCAATTACCTCGTAATAGTTATTGTCAATAAGTACGTGCCATACAAAATCAATCGCATCATTAAAGTATGCAATCAATTCATCGTCATCGTACCCACTTTCAATACTATCAGATAAGCGGTTTCTAAGTGCCGCTTTATTCATTAATTCTTTTACTGTCATATTACCTCCTAGCCTTGGTCAGCTGGTGTAGTATTGCTATTTTGACCTTCTTTTTCAAGGGAAGGTTTAGCTTCATATAACAAGAATTGTAATAATTGTTTATTAAACATTACACGTTTAAATGGAATTTCATCTTCCAAACTTTTAACGTGAGGCATAGCAACATAATAAACAATTTCAAGTTCCCCATCAAACTCTGGGTCAAGATGTTTCATAATAGGACCGTCAGTACGGTATTCAAACTCAACAGGGAATTGACCTTGAAACGCAATGAAGTCATCAGGACGTTTAGTTTCCTGTGTACCATTCAATGTCATTTTCTTTGTAAGTTCTGGGTCGTTTTGATTGTATAGTTCATAAGACAAGCGGTCGATAGCGTTGTTCAAACAGTAGATTAACTCAATATCAGAGTATGCCGTTTTTTGCATATCGCCAAGTCGTTGTCTTGCCAAAATCAACATTTCTTTTACTTTCATTACGGCTCCTTATACATAGAACTGCATAGGTCGTTCAATAGGTCTACTAGCATCGCTTGCTGTCATTTTTTTAATTTCGTCAGCAATCATTTTAGCCATACCATCAGAACCACCAGTTTTGTCAGGTTCTTTTCTTAATAACATTGTAGAGAAACGGACAAACATATCAAACAAAATAGCAGGCAAGTCAATCTCATCTGTTACATCTTCTACTTCATTAATAATACGATAGTATTTTAAAGTAGTAGGATTTTTAAGATAAATCTTATTGCCCATGATTTCATATGTATCATTTGTATCTTCTTCAATATTGTCAAATTTACCAAAGTCGCTAGGTAGTTTAGCTACACCATTATTTGGTTTAATATTAACCTTGTTGGCAATATAAGAACTTTCAACATTGATTAAAGACAAATTCACATATCGTAACACCGTATTAATTGCATCAATTAATTCGTTATTTGAATGTTGTCGATTGTACGCTTCGTCCAAGTTATATAAGATACTCTCAATAATGGACTGTACTCTAATCATTAAATACCCCCATATTTGGCTGTAGATTTAATAATTTTACCTGTGTTTTCAGAGTAAATAGTATTGGTAGTTCTAAATTCTGGGTTCTTAGCTAACCAAATATTTAACCACTTAGATGCCTCTACATTATCTTTACCTTGACATTGTTGATATTGCATCAATTCAAAGTCAGTAGCAAATCTATGGCGTGGTATCATGGCAATCTTTTTGGCTTTACCATCATGAATTCTACCTTCCTCCATGCTGTCACGCATACGTTTACATTCACGGAGTACTACACCCTCATCATACGTTTGTTTGATTTTCCATTCGCCAGTCTTAGGGTCTACTTCTACTTGTGTTCCTAGTCTCATAGTACCTCCTAAAAAAAATAGGGGAGGTCGCCCTCCCCATATCATTTATTATTTTTTGATGTTGTAAATGCGAGCGTTTGCAATAGGAGCTGTACATTCTAAAGTAGCATCACCAGTGATGTATTTAGATTTGTAAGTACCTTTACGCAAGCCATCTTCAACGTGGAATGGAATTAAGTAACCCAATTTCCAGTATTGTGCCTCGATTAAGTCCACTACATCATCTGTGTACATACGGTGGGAAACCAAATCGATACGACCGAAGTCTGTTTCCAATACATCTACAACTTCTACCAATTCTTTAGAAGTTTGTTCACGGTTTTTAGTAGTGCCTTGAGTGAAACCAGAGCATACACGTTTGTTCTTACCAGACATTACTGCGAAGTCAATGGAACCACCACGGGACCAAGCTGCTTGCATAGCATCATTGATAAGGTCAAATGTAAGAGCACCTGCACCTGCCGCAGATTTAGCATCAATAGCATTACCAGAAGTTAATTCTGTAGAACCTGCATTAATAGCTGCTGCTGGTTTAACAGTATTAGGAGCTGTTGCAGTTGTTTCTTGTTCTGTTTCACAGATATTGAAAGTATTAGCATCAACTACTTTTACAAAGTATTGAGTGTTAGCTTTCAATTTAGTATCAAGAGTACCAGTTTTCGCACGGAACATAACAACGTCGCCGTTTACGAATTTGTGGTTAGCCAATGTGAATACGCCAGCTGTTGTTGCTGTAACTTCTTTGAAGTTTTCCAAGAAGTAAGGGATACCACCCATTTTACCAGCAATAGCATCGTCACCCATAACTTTAGCTTTGTTGCGAACGATAGCATACTCAAGGTCACGACCAATTTCTTTAGTCGCTTTTACCATTTGGTAGCCCAATTCATCGGACACACCGTATTTAGCAATCGCTTGAGTAGTATCAGTTACGGAGTAACCATGTAAGAATTTTTGTACATAGTTGGACTCACGTTTACGTGGATTTGCTTTTTGAGAGTCGAAGTCAACTGCTTCTTGGTAAGCATTTTCCATAGCTGGACGTAAGGAGTCATTCAACCATGCATGTTCTGTAGATTTAACGGAAGTTTTACCAAACTTGTTAGTTAAAAGCGTTTGGTCAGGGTCAATCGCTGTGACGAAATCAGTAATGTCTTCTTTCTTACCAACTACGGTAAAAGAGCGGACTGCTGTATCTTTATCTGCCAATGTTTTATACCTCTTTCAAAATTATAATCTGGTCAAGCCAGTTTGTTGGAATACTTTAACCAACTCATCGTTCGTCATTCGACCTAAAGATTTAAAGTCAACTTGTTGTGTTGCAGACATAGGTGGTCGTTCAGAACTACCAGCACCTTCTAATACAGGAGGTTTTGGTTTATTGGTTGGTTGTGGAATATTTGGTACCGTTTGTTGCGGTGTTTGTTGCTGATTGTATTGTGCATTCATCATGCCGTAATACTCATTACGAGCTGCTGTCATGAATTGAGCTACTGTATCAGCATCATAGTTATCTAAAGCATTTTGAATTTTTACTGCTTGTTGATAAGGCATGTTTTGCAACTTATATTGTGCATAACGGTCAATTTCATCGAAGTTAGGGTCTTGACGGAATTGGTTTACCACATGAGTGAAATTCTTTTGGACAGCTTGTTGTTCATAAATTTGTGCTTTAATAGTAGCTACGCTATCTGCTAATGCCGCAATATGAACAGGGTTAAGTTCATCGAACTCAGTCCCTAAATGTTTTTCAACCTCGCCTTTTGCAAACTCTGTTAATTTATTGTAATATTCCGCTTGTGTTACTTGTGGTTGTTGCGGCTCTTGTACTTGTGGTTGTGCTTGAGGTTGTTGATATTGAGCCATACGCTCTTGAAGCTGACGGCGTTCATCAGCCAATGCTTGTGTCTTACGAGAATAATCAGCTTGACGTTGATAACCATTTAACAATTCCTCAAGGGGAACTTGCATTTCTTGACCGTCAACTTTGACTGTATACATTTGTGGTTCTGGTGCTTTATTTTCTGGTTCAGTTTCTGTAGGTTGTCCTTCTTCAGAGTCCTGCGTTTCTGGAGCAGGGTCTACATCTTCATCGCCATCAAAAGAAAGCATTCGATTGCCATTAAAGAATACATCGCCGTTTTCGTCAATGCCAAAATCAAAATCAGCAGGTGCAGTATCGCCACCTGTTTCAGCTACATCAGTAGTTTCTGTTGGTTCAGTTTCCGTTGCAGGTACGTCTACTTCACCTTCTGCAAATGTTTGCAAATTAAATTCAAAATCCTTCATGTTTTCTCCTTTCACTCCCTAGCGGGTTGGTGAATGTTAATACAAATTAATAGCCGTCTGCGACTGTCCAGTCACCAGACGATACATTATTACCACCGAATAAGCCACCAATAGCTTTATATAGTGGTACCTTTCTCCAGTCAGTTTCTTCTTGTGGTGCCTGAATGGAATAGTCGCCACTAAATTGTGGTTGTGGTGCTGGAGCTGGTGCACTTACCTCACTAGGAGTATCTGATGGTGCTTCATAATAACCACTATCAGGTTCGCTGTAAGAATAAGATGCCGCTCTAGCTTGTGCTACTCTAGCAGCTTCGGCTTCTGCTTGTTGACGCAAGCGTTCTTGTTCTGCTAAATACTCACGATATGGAGCACGAATAGCACCTTGACGATACAACTCTTCAATCTCTTGTGGGTGAAATTCAGTACGTGCTTTCATAGACGTAATGTCATCTGTACCCCAACCAAGTTCTCCAAGTTTTTTATCGTCTGCCCATTGGTAACCCATTTCTTTAGAGAATGGATTTTGTCGTGCCCATGCCATATCTTGAGGAATTGCATCCATACGTTGCTGAGCAATCTGTCCCATAGTTAATGGGGTATAGTTTCCTTCAGCTGCGTTACGGAATTTATCCTCTAAAGCCTTGCCTTGTTGCAAAATATCATAAATAGCATTAGGGTTAGACAAGCCTTGATGACTAGCTGCAAATTCCTTACTACCATCACTTTGGAATTTAGGTGCCATACTCACAGATGTAAAATCTTGTGATGGCTTATACATGCCGTCTTTAGGGTAGCCTTGAGTAGCCTCATATTGAGCTTTCGCTTGATTAATTGGCTCTCGTTGCTTCATAAAATCTTGGTAGTTAGGAACAGCAGCTTGAACGCCAGCTTGTTTTGCCAACTGCTCTGCAATTGGAGCATAGCCCATACGTGGTGTTAAATCCATATGTGGTTGACTAGGCGTAGGGTTAGCTGTCATAACCTGATGCTGTGGTTTCGCACTAGGACTAGGCTTTGCATTTAGCAATGCTTGTTGCTCTGGTGTGTAGCTTTGCCTTTCACTATATTCATTATTTGGAGAACTTTCACCTTCTTTATGTTGCTGTGCAGGCAACTGAGTGAATGTTCCTGAGTTAATGTCATATTGAAAGGGCAACTTTTTGTTACTATAAGAAATCTTCAATTTTACGTATCCTTTCTAAAAATTGTTCGTAACCCTGAACAGGGAGATAATTGGACCACCTCCATCATACTACGCCATATACGAGTTCAGTCATCAAATTATCACCCCCAATCGTGGTTATTTTGTTTATTCTGGATAAAAGCCTGTTTGACTATTAAAAGCCTCAGCCTCCAAAATCGCTTTAAGGTCAGCTTCTGCCATATCGCCATTTGCAATTACAGCAGTTAGGAAATCATTAAAAGCCTCCGATGCCACCAGAAGGTTCCGTTGGTGCTCCATTTCCTGAACGGGGCACGTTTTGAGGCGATTGATTATCAGTCCTTGATACGCCACCAACCAGTCCTTGAGCAAGGTTTGGACCGCCGAAGCTAAATCCCGTTCCTGCATTTCCGCTTGCAGGTGAGCCGTTGCTTTGGACAGCTCCGAATAATCCACTTTGTTCTGTACCATTGCCTTCGCCTCCAAATAATAATTGTAATTCAGGTGGTAACATTAATAAATATTGAGGTGGTAATACACCAAATGTCATGTACGCTTGTAACGCTTCAGGTGGTAAACTACTTAATACTTGTTGTTTAAGTTGCATATCCATGATAGCACGTTGCTGTACAACCGCTGGGTCTGTAACATAATCATTATAGTTTTTAAAGCCAGCACTTTCAATCCATTTTTTGAATAGATTGTAAATGTTTTGTGGTGTTACAATAGGAATACCAGCTGCTTGTGTTTGCATTAACGCTGTAAGCATTGTTTGCAATGTCATAATAGTGGACTCTTTAGTAGAAATACTAATGCCAGCATTTACAACTAAGTCGAAATTACCATTGAGGTCGTCAGGGCTAATACGTAACTGTTTATTTGTTAGCCGAACCACAGTTTCTTGGTCTACGAATTTTTGGTTAAGGCTAACCATAAAACGAAACAGTTCTGATATCCCTGTCTCCGCAAACATACGAGCCACAAGTTCCAAGCGTTGTGCAGATTGTCCTAAAATAGCACTAATACCAGTAGCCGTTTTGTTAAGGCTGTTAGCATCTAAGCCTTGGTTATACCGTGTAATACCAGTACGGTTTTCCTTTTGTCCTTCTAAATACTCCAAGAATTGGAATGTTTGAGGGGATAATTGATTTACAGGCATTGCCATAGCTACATCGCCCATACTAGAACCCGGTTTTTTACGAATAACCTTACGACCTTCAATATAGTCAGAGATATTAATACTATCTTCTGCTAAAATCATTTTAGGGTCGTTAGTTAATGCAATATTTTGTACGATTTGACGAGTGAGGGCTACCTTCATATCTTGTAATTCCCCAATTAGCTCTGCATAAGAGCGTTTTACCCAAATACGATGAGGGTCTTTAGTTGGAGAAATAGAAAAGAATGGATGTCTACCCATATAATTTGGTTCTGCACGGAGAATAACATCACCAGCAATAGTAATAATCATATCTTCAAGAATACCATCGTTATTGAAGTCGATTTTAGTGTAACATTCATAAATCGTAACTTCTTCACGAGCTTTATCTTGTTGGTTATTATGTAATGGAGTGTAATGGTCCCCAATTACGTCCTCTACTTGGTCTGTAATCCAAGATACTGGACCATTATCAGGGTGAACCATATCTACATTAGCGTAAATACCTTCACGTTCCTTTTGACGAAGATGAGACATAGTAACTTTTTTACGGTGTGCTACGAAATTCGCATCTTCGAGGTTTTTAGCATCAGGGGAATATAAGAATTCTGATACTAATATGTTTTCTAATTTAGGACTATTCTTGATATAATACGGAGAATTCCATGTTACAGTGAAGTCTCCCATTACATCAGGTCCTTCAACGCTAGTAATTTCTACACCAGTCTGTGCTAAGAGCTTTAATGCATCCGCATTAAGCTGTGCAGTTTCTGGAGTATAACCTTCTGTACGTTCCCAATAGCATTTGATAATACCCATACCAGTAATCAAAGCATCCTTCATCCAATTATACAGGATAGGGAAGAATTTATTCTGGCGTTGTAATTGGTATACCAATAAACTTTGCATTACTTCTGCGTTTTGGTCATCTTCTTCTGTAACACCTTGAATGGTAATTACTTCATCAGAGCCAGTAAATACTTTCATCAAAGATGGTAACGCCCATTCGATAGTATCTGCTACGTCTGTAGATACCAAAGAAGAAGTTTTACTCAAAATTGGGAATTTGTGAGAGTAGTATTCTTTATCTGCGTAATAAATATTGTAACGCTCACGCACAGTAGGCTGGATAATAGATTGTTGATACGCCTCAGCATCAGCAATATCAGCTTTAACTAAACTCAATAAGGCTTTATCAGCCTCTTGACCAGTTAATTCAACTGTAAAATCTTCAGCCAATCTTACATTGCACCTCCCATCGGTATATCAGCTGTACTTACCGAACCGAATGTACCTACAGGCGGACTGGCAATAGCTGAAATATGTGCTAAACTATCAATTAAATCATCATGTAGAGATTTAGGGAATGATAAAAACTCACTCTCTAACTCTACTAAGAAATCCTGTCCCATAGGGAACCATAATGTACCAGCTTTAAATCTTGGCTGCAAAGCTGCAATACGGATTTCTTTTTTCTCTTTTGCTTCTAAAGGTTTTACGGTAAACCAAGTGTTACGCTTAATCATTTCCTTTTCCACAAAATGAATAAGAGCCGCTTGATAAGCGACTTTTTCTATACCAACATAAATTGGTCGGTATTTTTGAACCATTTGAAATATGGTATCAATTGTTTTAGTTGGGTCCCATCTACCATAATCAATCTCAAGTAGGAACCAATGGTTGTCTGAGTTTACAGCAACAGCACATACAGATGTAAAGTCAGCTGTTTCTTTTTCAGAAATAGCTAAATCGCATGCAATGAATACGGAACATTCCTCTAGTTGTATCGTATTAGGGTCATAATACCTAAAGTATTCTTTCTTAAAGATTTGGCTTTCAGGAGAAATAGCAATACATAGCTTTTCACGTTCCCAAATATCTAACTGACCAAGTTTACGCCACTTTTCACGTTCATCGTTGATAGCTTCTACTGGGAACATTTCTTCCCAGTTAGATTGACCATCCTCGTTTAATACAGGGATGCGTTCCGCATCAAATCCTAATTCTTCTTTGTTGGATATTACCTGTTCGATAATGCACTTTTCACCAAGGTTATTACCGATAAAGAATATTCGTGTATTTTTACCAAGGAAGTATACGTCAGATAAGAACCATTGATAGTCAGATTTCTGAACTGTATCAGAAAGACTATCCTCCAAGTCTTGAGGGTCATCTATGAGGATAATATCAGGTCGTCTATCTTTATTGTTCAAACCACGGACGGCAGAACCTTTACCGTATGCTTCCATGCGAATAGTAATTTCATCACCGTGCTCATCTTTTACCACAATCTCAAATGCCTTTTCGGATTGTTCTTTAATACGAACAAGATTAAGGTTCATTAATTCGTTACTAGTATATTCTTCAGCAATATCTTTAAGCCTTCGGCTGGCTGCCCGTTGGTTAGCCATGATAAATACGATGTATTGTTTCTTCT